TTAAAGAGAGGCCTCAAACGAAGTCTTGAAAAGACTTCGTTTGCTATTATTTTTATTTCCAGAATTGTGGAAACTAAAAATAATATGTGAGCGTAGTGCAAAGCTTTCAAACAAAGCTTTGCTTTCTGTATAACGAAGTTTTCTTTATAGCGAGCTAAACAAGTCCTTCGGGCTATGTTATAAATATATTTTAGATAAATAACAGTGGTATAAAGACTTTTATTTAAGAAAACACAACAACGAATATAATTAAAAGTAATTATAACCGCATTCCAACTAGACCCCTAAAGACAAAGTGGCATCAAAAAATTAGGAACACTTGGAATGTCTTATAAAGTCGATTATTATTCAAATCCAATTTACTGTAAAGGCACCAATTCTATCTCAAAAAAATAAAATAGATCAAACTAAACGGAAAAAATAATATACCTAATATGATTTCTAGAATAGTATAGCCACCCGCTCCTCCAATAAGTTCACCTGGGTCGACACCAGTATTTTTGGTGATAACATTACGGATCTTGCCAATTTGTTCATCACTTAGTGAATCCATAAATCCTTCAACGTCAACATGATCACCAAGAGTTTCATACACTAACTGTGTACCAGTTTCATTTCCTACTTCCCCATTAAGGACACCAGCCATTTGTAAGATATTTTGCTTACTGTTATCTAATTTTTCGGGATTGGCCTTGGACCCCTTTTTAATTTCTCTTAAATAGTTCTTAACTTCCTGTGCGACAGAAGCACCACCACCTATAAATTCACATTCACCATACATTTCAGTACACATATCCTTGCGTTTTACGCAATGTTTGGATAATTCTCCTAGCGATACTCCTTTTTTACAGTATTTCCCAGTTTGTTTTCCCATTTGTTTTTGTTTATACAATCCACAAATATTTTATTCTAGGCAATTGATCATTATTTTACTTTGCTAAAAAAAATGATAGATTATGTTAGTTTATATTAACAAACAAAGCAAAATGGGCGGTGAATGGCAATTTAATTTTAAACCACTCTACACTGATGAACAAGTCAAAATTTACCAAGATTTGCTTATCAGGTTCAAAGATAACTTTTGTAAACTGCAATCCCTTGTTAATGGTGAATTAGGATTTGGAAATGAACCTAAATGGGGTGAACCACCCTATAATAACAATATTTTTCTGGAGTTTGAAGAGAATTATGGCGGTTATGGTTACGATAATAGTGTAATATTTCCTTGGGACCCCAATCAGAAATATAGGAGTACATTTCCCCATTTAAAGGTAAATAATCCTGACACAATAAGGATATGTTTACCATTACAGCAAATAATAGTTGGTCTTGTTGGTGCCGAATATAATATCAATCCCAATAGTGATGGATATTCTGAATTATATTTCTGTGGCAGTGGTTGGATTATTATGGATGGATCTGAGGATATGTTATCCGAATATCTTAAAATTATGGAGGCTGGTCCGGTCATCGAAATTCCTTATTGTACACCGTGTAATAACAGTATGCTAAATGAGTGCCGTTGTAGCTGCTTTCCTCAATGTGATATTCTGTTGACACATTGTGACAAATGCCAAATGTGTGTACCAAAATGTTATAAACATTGTGACAAATGCCAAATGTGTGTACCAAAATGTTATAAACACTGTCCAGATTGCAATCAATGTTTTGATAACGAATTTAAACTTAAACACTGTGACAAATGCCAAAGGTGTGTACCAAAATGTTATAAACACTGTGACAAATGCCAAAGGTGTGTACCAAAACGTTATAAACACTGTCCAGATTGCAATCAATGTTTTGACTGTATATTTAAACTTAAACACTGTGACCAGTGTCAAATGTGTGTACACAATACACATAGTCATTGTGACCAGTGTCAAAAATGCACACCCAATATACAGAGACATTGTGACCAGTGTCAAAAATGTGTATCCAATGCACTGACACATTGTGAACAATGTCAAAAGTGTACACCTAAGGCAAGTGAACATTGTAGCAATTGTCAAAAATGTCAAAAGGTATCTGGCCTCAAATGTTCGAAATGCGGAACTCATATTGTTGCATCTGCTGGTGTCTAATTAAAAAATCCTATTGGAATCGGAGTTTCCTGTAGGATTTTGAATCTATTTTTTTCACCATAGTGACAAAAAAATGTAAAATTTGTTTTAGATTTATTCTTATTTTCCTGGAATTATGTGGACCACTGTGTTGACAGGACTATTAGCTGCAAATTTTATTGTTGAGTCCATTGGTACTGTTTATTTATTCATTAAAGGCTGGAAATTGTTAAGGTCTGATATTCACCAGTACATGCCCAATAACAACCAATTGGCTGAGGGTTTGGACAATTTACGTAAAAAACATTTTGCGATCCTGCTTTATTTTAATGCAATTGTTGCTATTTGTGTTTCAGTTACAATCTGGACCGCGTGGGTAACTTTCTTAAATCTCTTTCCAAATCTCAAAAGGATATTATTAACTCGAATTATTGATATGATAGAAGAGTTACAGGTCTTTTTAGTTCAAAATATTGTGAATATTGTACATTTTTACGTACCGTCATTAGCACCAACCCCGTCCGAGTTTATGACACCAACCGAACCTATCGAACTAAAATTTTTAAATATGTCGATGACTGATTTAGGTGATTTCGTCAATCAAGATATTCCCAATAGTCACCAAAACATAACATTTTCGAATTGTGGTAGGAGATCTATTTTAAGTGAAACCGAGAAAGAGACATCCTCTTCATGTAATTGTTGTAAACCTGAAAATTATCTAACTGTATGTTCATGTCGTCTATCCAAAATAATAGAACGGGTGAAAAGTTACGAAGGAGAAGATATCTGTCCAATTACTAATGATCCATTGACTCCAGAAACAATCATATCAATTTTACCTTGTGGTCATTTTGCTACGCAGAATGCTCTTAAAGAATGGTTTGGATCAAGCAATACGTGCCCTAGTTGTCGGTCACCTAGTTTAAATTATCTCTGTGATGATGAAACTAGCGATAATCAAAGTAGTAACGAAACTGATAATAGTCATAGTAATGATGAAACTCATAACAGTGATAGTAGTGACGAAAGTGATAGTACTGACGAAACCCAATACAGTATCTAGTTGCAAGATATCTTACATAATGCTTTGATATTATATGTTCAATATTGAGTTAAAAAGCTTCTATTTCTGGATGGCATTCCAGACAACAATTTCCTTGATTTTCTTCTGACCATCTTAAATCATCACAACAGTTGATCCGTTTACATGATTTACAACGTTTACCATAAAAAAGTGAAAACTGTTTACCACATATAGGACAATAAAAAGAGTGATAATCACAAACAATTTCATCATTAATGGGATCGCGCACAACATTGAGTCGTCCTCGACATTCAAATGGATGACAACTACATAAGGCACTACCGTGTCTTTGATATAAAGTTAATAACCGTTCGGTCAACTTACCTTTGTTGTCGGTTTGAATAGTTGTTTGACGACAATATGGACATTTTTTATCTTGGTATTCAATGAAACAAGATCGACATATATAATGTAAACAATTAATGCATATGAAACGGTCATCAAGATTTTTGGTAAGTTGTTTGCAAATTGCACATTCTAATCTATTATCTATCGTACTACTCTGGTTGTTGGTGCTCATTAATAATATAAAACATCAAACAACGTTTAAATCTGTTTTTTAACATGAAAAAAATGCCCGATTTTTATCAAAATTATGTTTGGAGTCAGATAAAATGGATACAACCCAAATTGAAGAAGTTCTTGCTATTATTAAGGGATTTAGTCATAAAAAGTCAGGTGAAACCGTTTCAATTGATTCACTTGACTTACAAGCCTTTAAAGAGAAGAAAAATAGTCCACCTATATGGCGAATCGTTTTAAATGAACAACCGCTGAAACGCAATAACCCGTATAAAATTAGTTATAGTTGTCCAAAATGTGATGTATTCGTTACTATGAATTTCGAAATATTTGCACGTAAAATCAATCAAGTTAGTGCATATGTTAGCGATAGTTGCCAAGAAAAAATGGTACTTGAACGTTTACAATGCCAGAGTTGTTATGGAAAGACTAAAGTGGAAGAGATTAGAGAGACTCGATATGTGAGTAATGGTGAATTGGTAAAGGTAAGTAGAGAGTTATTTGATAAGATGGATAGTGATTTTCAGTGGCGATATTGGCTTCATTATCCGACTGTGGAGGAATTTGATGGATTGAGAGCTAGAATTTTGAATGGAGAGAAATTGCGGTTAGGAGAATGTGTTTATTGTCCAATGGTACAGGTGCAGGGTGGTCGTTTATTTGAACCACGATTGTATTATGGAAAGGATGATCAATTATTGCCTGTTCCGCAGTTGATTTTTAGTTGTGATGGGTGTCGAAATCCTTTTCCATTGAATACCTTACATCAGTTAAAGGGGTGTCGTTATGTTTGTACTTATTGTAAGAAGATGGGTTTGGTGGTGCCTAAATTGCAAACAGCTGATAATATTGTAAACCAGAAAGTGGTCTATCGTTCTCACACTGGATTGAAATTTATTCGTGGTTGTAATAAAAGGGAACTGGTGGTGGAAGAGGGACCAGTGATCTCTTATGAGTATGGTGGGGATGTATTAAGGTATAGGGTTGCCTTCTCGGTACCAAAGTTGAGATTATTGGTTTTGGAGGTTGATGATAATAATTATTGGGTGGTCGAACAGGAGAATGGGATATGGCAAGCTAAGGTGAGAGTAGTTGAAAAGATGGTGGAACGAAAGGAGATTGATAGTTATTTGATTATTCATTCGAAGAATAAGGCAAAAGTATTTCAAGATATAGATAAGTTATTGTAGAAATAGGTTTATGAAAAACAGTTAAGAGGCTGCCCAAAAAAATTCATCGTTCAAGAAAGTCAAATCATGGAAAAACTAAACACCAATATTTTGGCAGAATACTTTTTTTTGGGTGGTACTTTCATGGTTAAGTCATATAAAAACTCCAAAAGTCTAAGAAGAATTAATTCTTGGACAAGCCTTTAAGTTGTGATAGATTCTTGTAATTGTTGTCTAGCTTGACGTTTTGCTTCTTTGGTTTCATTAGTGCATTGTAAACGCCAACTTTGAAGGCCATCACGCGATGCAGATTTTTTGCAAAAGTTGTTTGCTGGTTTAGTAAAACTGCATTAATGGATTGTTTTGTAAAAACATGCCAAAGTAAATAAAGTGTCAATTCTATTTAGTCAAATAGAATTATTAAAAACCACCTCGTAGGCGGAGAACGAGATGTAATGTCGATTCTTTGGTTATATTATAATCAGAAAGGGTTCTTCCCGATTCTAGCTGTTTACCTGCGAATATCAATCTTTGTTGCAGATCTTACATCTGTGCACTAGTTCCTATTCGAACGAACTCTGGGATACACAGATCTCCTCTCTTCTACCTTACCCAGTAGAAGCGGTTCCTCCTTTACTATTCGATCGTAAAGGCAAGATTCCGACTGTACATTAAGCATTCCGGTTATATCCTTAAAACGGATATAAACGTCAAACGACGTTTAACCTAGAACACCGGCGCGTGCCATGGCTGGTCTTGCTTGTTGTAAAGCTACCTCAGTTAGGCGGGTAATCCTTCTGGTACATCATTATAAATAAAAATGTATCAATACCTGAGATCCAGCGCAGTCTGTAGCGATGCTCAACGGCACCGACGGTCTTTTGGGCCAGTTCCCCTTTGACCGTTTTCACGCGTCTTGCCACTAGAACGATCATCACGCGTTGACGCTTCAGATCTCAACTGCCAATTTGATTAATCAAATTGGCCACAACGTTGTCTAGTGACTATCGCATTCAAACCCACGAAATTCGAAATATTTGTAATATACCCCCGATTATTCAATAAATTTACAATTCGTAGGTGTAACTTGCGAAACTTATGCGATTTCGGACAAACATTATACCTTATCCGGTGGACGTTACTACCATAATAGTTTCATTATGGACTAGACTATATCTTGAGCCTTCAATGAGGAGAGCCACTCCTCTCAGACCAGTTGTCATATAGTCGTTGAACCTTCTCCTTATCCTAGCTATATTCAATTTGCGGATTTAGGAGCTTGGCTGCGGATTGTCGAATTCCAAAAACTTATTACCATTGTTAACCGAGAGTTACCCGGGGTCCCTTTCATTGTTTTCAATGAAAGGTGGTATTTTTAGACTATAACGAGTTTCCCGCAATTTGATCAACTTTGCATTCAGTTATAGTTAACTGAACACTAGAATCTGGGTATCAGATATATTCTCTGATAGGAACCACAACCATTTTCCCATTAGCAGTGTCCTATATGCTAATGGTGGGATCCTTTTCGGCACTACCCATTTAGTTAATGCCTTCCTTATCTTGAATTTTCGATTTCACGTTTTCGATCGTGTCATTGGCTTCGCATTCTAAAGTTATCGTTTTTCCGGTGAGCGTTTTGACGAACAATTGCATTTTCGGTGAAAATTAATGGTGAGAGGTATAAAATTAGATGATTTTTAATTTTTTTCATTTTTTTCAACATATAAGATATTTGGCCTTTCCGTTTTCTTGTGAGGAATATGAACCAATTCCTAAGACTTTAAATGGCCAGTTGTATCTAGCCACTAATGATGATAGGATTTATACTGGTATAATTAGTGATGTGAATGGTATACTTCAGTATATATTGGATACAGGAACAGTTGGATATAGTGGAACAGCACAGTTGATAGTTCACATTGAATATCAAATCGATCTTATTTAAAGATAGGTCATTTTATTAACTTTAATTGAAATCATAATTTCAATTAAAGTTATACAAGACATCCATATACACAAATTAATTACTTGTTACACTAAATACTCACTGCACCCTGTAATCGAGACATATTTGCTCCTGTAAAACTATCATTAATCAAACCATTATTATAAACGAAAAACGTCGGCAATGCCTGTACGAAACGCTTATACTTATTATCATTATCATCGAACTCCTCCACATTTACATATACATAACTTGTCGTATTCCCAGGTGTATTAGCCAATTTCTCAACAGCAGGTTTCATCATTTTACATGGACCACACCAAGGAGCCGAGAACATCACCACCACCTTACCGCCAGATTGAATCAAACTGTCAAGTGTTGTAGTATTTGTTATGGTATGAAAGCCAGGCATAGTAAAAAGAAAGGATTGGTTATATCTTATCTCAGAAAAAATTTTGTTGGATCGAGTCCAACTTAACTTCTGAAAAAAAATTCTGAAAAATTATATATCTATATAAGGGGTATGGTCTTACCTCCAGCCAATGAGTGGACCAGCGCACCTATACCTAATATCAATACACCGGACACCGAATCATCGACGTCGAATACTGATATTGTAACCTCCGGTTCTGTACAAATGGAAAATGATATGGGACAAAGTTGGAAAATGATATGGGACATAGTCTCACTTCTGAGAGTTCGCTCGAACACGCTAGAATTGTTACACAGATTGAACCATTGACCGCGATAAAAATAAATGATAGTCGTGTTACTGATTTAGTATGTCATTTCAGGAAAATTATAGCAACCCGGAGTACTGTCAGTGGAGATATAAGTAGTGTCGATTATGTCAAAATATCAGATGTTTTGGATGGGTTTATTGAAATAGTTCAGCCTCTAATTAAACAACAGATCAGTACTAGTATTAAAGATGTTGAATCACAATCCAATTCATACTTATTCTCAGACTCAGACTCAGACTCAGAT